CCATGTTGGACCTACCAGTTCTAACCCCTCATCATGGGAGTCGCGCTAGCAATGCAATCGTACGAATGGAGAACTTTGGTTCAACCCAAGACCGACCGTTTCCTTATTTCTAAGGAGAGATCGCTTCTTGAGCAGAAACCATTGCACTTCTACGTATGGCCGCTTGGCTGGACTCAACAACAGTGTATGGACCACATAGAACCCTTCTACGAAGTAGCTGGGTTCCCGTGGAACGTGACTGTTAGAGAGCTTAGCGAGAAAATTACGTATGAAAATACGCAATTTAAACGCTATGGCGACTGTGTCCACGACAAAGATGCTTTCACCACTCATGGTGGAGCAAATGCGACGTGGTGTCCAGTTCAGGTCACCCCTAGTACGCCTATTCACCATTTTGGTAATGGGCCCTTTGGGTTGATCGGTGGAGCCGATGAGCTATGGTTTGGATACCCTAGCAAAGCGGAACACCTTCCTGGACTGCCCCCGACCGAATTCGACGTCGAATCCACTCTCGAGCAAGCAACACTTGATGTTGCTCCCGAGATTCTGGAAGAGATGTCGCTTTTGGTCACGCTAGCTGAGCTAGCGGAGATGAAGAGATTGATTACGGGCCCGCTTAGCATGGCCAGGGAACTTGTTCGTAACCTCAAAAGAGGTAAGAATAAGGCCTGGACATTCGCGAAGCTCGCATCGAACATCACTCTCATGCACGAGTACGGAACCAAGCAGACTGTGTCTGACTTGATTTCCGTGTACGCAGGTATTATGGAGACGATGCATCGCCTTGAGGCGTTCATCGATCGAAGTAATACTCCTCAAGTTCGACATTGGGCTTTGCCCCCTGTCAAACGAGTGGAGACCTCGTACAACACCTGGTATCCCGATAGCAATTGGGCCATCAGGAGGTTCGTGCACACGCAGGTGGTTGAATCATTCAACGTGACTATCAAGTACAAATACTTGATAGTCGACACCGACGGGGACCCCCTATTTGATCGCGACCTCTTGATCCTGGGCGCCCATATGGACGCTTTTGGACTCAATTGGAATCCCGCAATTCTGTGGGATGCGACACCATTCACCTTCGTGGTGGATTGGTTCTTGGGGGTAGGGAACTGGCTTGAGACGTTCAAAGTGAACAATCTCAACACTTCTGTCACGATACTGGACGCCTGCTATAGTATAAAGCGGGAATCTAGTACGCACTCGAGCGGACGTAATGCGTATCGAAATGTTTATGCTGAACCGGCTGATCAGACTTGCCCCTATTCGGGGAAAGGCTTTTCTCACCGGTACACTAAACATTACGAAAGGCATCGGTTCGTTCCTCGTGCATCGTGGCTCCACGGGTCAGCCATCGACTTGGACACTCCTTCTCTGAAGCAGTGGACAATCGGGGCGGCACTCGTGAACTCCAACATTCGATAATGTTGGGGTAGATCTGCCATTCTGGCAGAGAAATGACGTGGCATTATACCACGTGACAGTACATCAAGTTGGAGAACAGTTATGTTCGCACCAAACGTTACTGTTACTGTCGATGCGGTGCCGTACAATTATGGATTGATATCCATTAAGGACGCGCTATCGCAAAGAAGTAACGCAAGTGCCGCCATTGGCGAACCGGATTACCTCTCAATTAGTCATCAGACTAAGGGGAAGGGATCCGCCGCCGTTGACCGTCATTTGGTGAGACTGGACACTACGTTCGCCGAGGAGAATGCTGATGGTAGTATTACCAACGCAACTGCTACGGCGTACGTTGTTCTCGTTGTTCCACATTCTGTGGTTACTATTGAGAACATCCAGCTCGCCTACGACAAACTCGCCCAATTCCTATCCGACACCGAAAACGGTGCATCGGAGACGAATTTCGTGCGAGTCATCAACGGTGAGCCCTAAAGGGGCGATACCAAGTGCGGAGACAGATGTCCCGCGCGAAGAGGTGGAAGAAATCCCGCCTCCTGCGAAGGACGTTGTGGTCGAATAGACCACTCCTGTCTTCTATTGGTGCTAGCGATGAACTGAACAAATGAAGGGGAATTCGTAATGAACGAATTGCTACCGGCCCAAATTAGGGGCTTCATCTCAGTCATGCATCGCGAAGCTGCTTTCATGCTTGACCCAGGCATCTTGAAGTCGAATGACTTTAAGCGTGACTCTGCGTTTCTGCGTGAATGCTCGCATCTGGTTGTCCAAATGGACCTCCCTAGATGTGGGAAAGAGTTCAATCGCCTCCTTGCCCTTGGGCAAGAAGACGAATTCTCTTTCAGCGCTGTTGACGGTTTGACTCAGCCTCTCCCGGATCGTATCTTTCGATACTTTCTGGAGGGGGTCAAAGAGAAGAATCCGTCCGCAGTAAGGGCTCTACGGCAAGTACTAGACTTGCTATCGAAGCTTGAGACTAGCACTCTTAGTGGAACAGACGAGGCAATTGCCGCGTTTGTTGCACGGAATGCTAGTCTTCCGGAAGAAATTCCGGAATCACAACTCATCCGCAATGCTAGCGCCTGTGCAGCTATCCTCCTTTGGGGGATTGACTGGACAGACATAGTACCGCGCCATGGTCCGGGGGCTGTTGCCACCCGGGAGAAACCATGGATGAAGATGGGCTTTTCTCGAATATATAAGAGCATGGAGGGTTTATACCCTTTTTGCGATTATATGTTCTTGAATTATACCCATCTCTGTGATGAGTTGACCAGCCTGGACAGACTCGTTGAACACGAGTACCCTGTCACGAGGTTGGTTGCTGTTCCCAAGGATTTCAGAGGTCCCCGACTGATTTCAGCCGAGCCTCTCGAAACCCAATGGATTCAGCAAGGACAAGCTCGACTACTGATGGATAGAATGGAACATCACCCCTTATCGAAGGGGCACGTCAATTTTGCCTCGCAAGAGGTAAACCGACGTCTAGCACTCTCCTCAAGTCGTGATGGTGCATATTGCACCATAGACTTGAAGGATGCTAGCGATCGCGTATCAACAGCGTTGGTACGCGCCATCCTACCGAAAGCTGCTTTCGAGCATCTTTCGGCCTCACGATCTCATGCGACGCAGCTTCCACAAGGAGTGGAAGTTAAGCTACGCATGTTCGCTCCGATGGGTTCAGCTGTTTGCTTTCCCATTGAGTCGATCGTGTTCTATTCAGTAGTGCTAGCGGCCCTGCAAAGACGCGAACTCCCAAAAAGGAGTTTGACACATGAGACCCTTCGGGATCTCATGCGGCATGTCTTTGTATACGGAGACGACATAGTCGTCGAATCCTCGTGTTACGAGACGACGATCACAGCACTCGAGGAGGTTGGCTTAATGGTCAACCACCAGAAGTGCTGCGCAGGACCCCGTTTTCGGGAGTCTTGTGGGATGGACGCTTATGATGGACAGGATGTAACGCCTGTTCGTCTAAAGCACTATCCGTGTCGTCGATCGCCCGTGGCATTGGCGAGCTCGTGCGATTACATTAATCGTTTGAACGAGCTCGGTCTAGTCCGCTGTGCCACTTTTTTGTTAAAGTGGACTGAGGAGGAGTACGGGAACCTACCGCGCTCCGTCAACGACGCTCCCCTTTCTATAAAGGTGAGAACGTTTACGGAAGCAGCACTGTACAATCATAGCACTTTTAAGTTCCGGAAAAACCGGGGCTTGCAATGCTATGAGTACAAGGTTCCTATGTTATCCTTCTCGTATGCGAAATCTAGATTGCCAAGCTGGAGCGAGGCCTTTCGCGCTATTCTTTTGAATACGCAGGCCGATCCACGAGGGTACCCGGTTCCTCACCGGGTCCGTCTAACAACGAGGTGGCGCATCTTGAATTAGATGCGGGCCTTCTCCATCGCTGGAGAAGGTCGACAAGGGGCAAGGACAAGAGCGGGAACGCTCTTGTTCTTCTACAGTAAACGGTTTCCAACCGTTAACTGCAGGGGCA